TTCTCGTATTTCTTTCGGGTATAATGATATATTTATCGTTTGTTGTATTGTTATTTTCAACTCCTTCGACAATTCTATTCGTAAATACGGAGTTCAGTCGTTCGCCTGATACTAGTGCCGAAGTATCGGTTTTGTTTTTTATTGTATTTATGAATTTATCTAACATAATTTGATAATTAGAATAATATTTATGAGTAAAATTCGGACCATGGTATGGTCTAAATTTATAACAATATCCATATACAATATATTTAAAATTTCCATTTATATTTTCTTTGTAATAATTATCTAAACAAAATTTAAATATTTCATTGTTATTTGACAATTTTTCACTATAATCATTTTCTGATATTCTTAAAAAATAAGAGGAACCTATTTTTTTTTCTTTTTTAATTAAATATTCTTCAACCAAATTTTGAGTAATCCATACCGGTATAATATGGTCTATTAATAAATGATAATATGATGAAATACCCCATGTGTCAAAAATATATAAAATATCATTATTTGAAGATATTTGATCTTGCGTTTCTATATTGAATTTAATATGAGCTTTTTGTTCAGATGTCCACGATTGGTACATTGTTGGTAAAAAAATATTTTGTTCTGATTCGCTATTAATTGAAATTATATTATTATTTATACTACCATTTTCTATTATCATTATTTTGGTATCCGGTTCTTCTATATGAAAAGGAGTTATCATTTCCGGATTTATTGATATATATATAAATATTTATATATTTATTATTTATTGAAACAATTATTTATCCGTTTTTCTCAGAACAATATTTCGGGTGATATACGTATTTTCGCATCGTTTTTTTTTATTGCTTCCATATGAAACGATCTATGTTCACAATCCTCGTTTTTTATATCTAACCATCTTTTTGGATGATACACTATCGGTGAATTATTTATTTTTATATTTTCTTTTATGTATTCCGGCGGGATTAAATCCAATCGAATCTTTCCGCTATATTTACAATTTGCGAATTTATTCATCTTATAAATCGCAAACCCGTTGAATGCAGAATGACATTCTAATAATCCGTCTTTCGGAACATCTTTTAATTTTTGTGTTATATAATTTGTCATTTCTGCTCTTGGTTCTGGATTAAAATGAACAAAACTAAATATATAAGGTCTTATTGATAATGCCCATAAATCATAATAATTTGGTTTATTAAATGATAATGAATCCCAATCATCCCTATGTAGATATTTTTGCAATACTTCGAGCTTTATATCTGCACCACATACGTCATCGCAATCCATCATTATAAACATATTGGTATCCGCGTGTCTTGCTTGCATATACTTTAAACAAATATTCCTTCCTTTTGCGATTCGGTGTGTTCTATATGGACTCAAATCTTCCTTATTTTTATAAACAACCACTCTATCATTTCTCAATTTATAATCTTGTATTTTTTGGAGCGTATTATCATCCGATGGATCATAATATAAAATAATAACATATTCGTCAAATAAACTTCCGATTTTTTCCATATTTTTGAATATTTGGTCCAGATATTTTTCGCAATTTCGCACTGTTCCACAAATACAACATTTCATTTTTGGTTGTTTTTGTTTGTTTTGTTTGTTTATAAATATACTATATTTGTGCCTATGTTTATATATTTGATCCATGTTTATATATTTTTATATATTTTTTGGATAAAAAGTTTTTGAATTATTGTCTTTGTAAGAAAGACAATAATTTCACCCAATAAGGGGCTCGAACCCTCGACCACCAGCTTAAAAGGCTGGCGCTCTACCAACTGAGCTAACTAGGTTTGTTTTTTGTTTTTGTTTTTGGGTTTTGTTTGCAAGATGTGGGGGTCGAACCCACGCGACATTGTCAACAGGTCTTAAGTCTGTCCCCTTAGACCACTCGGGCAATCTTGCTTTGTTGAGAGGGTAATAATGTGCATATAGCTATACATTTCTTATGACTTTGGTCATAAGATGTTTGAATAATTTATCACTTTCTGCAAATTTTATTTTTTACAGGCGATTTATTCTTTTAATGGTTCGCTGTCTGCTATATTTTCCTCCAGTTTGTTGGGATTGTATTTGATTTTGTATGTTGGTGAATATACATTTGGAGCTATTTCTGTGGTAATAAACTCATTCGACTACTGTCTCCGGAAATCTCCAAAGGCGGCGGCTTTGAACAAGTTTGCACAAGGCAAGGCTCGAACTTGCGACCTTCGGCTCATAAGACCGATGCTCTAACCAACTGAGCTACATGTGCTTTAAAAACATTAAAATTTGTACTCCTTCGGCTACCGCTTTTTTGGAGTTTGGACTCTACTTGATGAAATACATCAATCTCCATTTTCCATTGCGAATATCTTTTTTTTTTATACAATTGACTCCTTTCGGAATAAACTCATTCGGTTCCCTTTGGGGCCAAGCAGAATTCTTTCGTCTCACCGATTACATCGCTAAGCAACGTCTCCGGCTCGCTCCACCAATTGCATTCATTTTTAGTTTGAATTGCTGTAAGATATTTTGCGTGTATCCATTTTGTTCGAATTTTTGGGTTGATCGCTGTTGGATACGTGAGGACCTGCCTCACGATATACTATATACATTATTCTTTATATTCGTTTATTATAATATATTTTTTGTTAACCTCTCATATGGTTCCGGCTCGCTATGTTTTCTTCCAAACTCCGCTATAATATAATGTGTATATTGAATAAAGGAAATGAAAAACCGTAATATGTTTATGGCATTGACGCGAACTCCTACAGGAAATTCATATACGCAACTACATAATACTAGCAATAGTGTTAGAGTATGTGATAACCAAAGCCCTTTTGCTAACTTGGGCACTTGTAATGGAAGTACTTCTGTTGTTCTATATTTAGAACCTATTCTGAATTCTTATTATAAGAATTATCAAAATATCATTACTTTGAATGCTATGCCCGCCGGGCCCATCCAAGATATGGTGGTTCCAATGTCTATGCCGAAATTATCCGAATTTCAGTCTGCTTCTGCCTTTTCTTCGTATCAGAGCAACAATCGAAGCAACAATCAATGCACCTTTGTTTTGTTGCGATATCCCAAGAATTCATCTTCTTCTTCTTATTCTTCTGTGAAATCGTTCAAAAATTCCGACGCCTTTATGGGCGCGGATGATATCCCCGCCGTATTATCTTATTTACAATCGAATGGATATACTATTGATACCTCTATTACCAAGATGTTATTTAAATCCCGAGCTGTTATTGGCGGCGTCGCTGAATCACGAATGTCAGGCGATCGTAAAATGATCTGTATGGTCTCTTATAACGGATAAATTTTTGTTGGTTTTGTTGTTTTTGTTGTTTTGTTTTCTCAATGTAAAACAAAATAACCAAATAAAACAGAAAAAAATAGAAAATGATATATGATATTATTGTTTTAGGAGGTGGTATTGCCGGATTGTATACTACTTATGAGATTCTAAAACAAGATCCGACCAAGATTGTACTTCTTTTAGAAAAAGATCCCGTTTTAGGGGGCAGAATCCATACTTTTCATAGTCAATTTATGACAGTTGATGCCGGTGCGGGGCGATTTAGTTCTAGTCATTATCGAATTATTCGTCTGATTGATGAATTGGGATTAAATACCAAGATTTCAAATGCGACTAGTTCTGTTGTGTATATGAAAGCAAATGGCAGCGGAACCGAATCGCGATCTATCTTGGATGCTCCTTATGAAAACTCTTTCTCATTGACCATGTTCAAAACTCCCGACCCAAAAATACTGATTGAACCCGTTATCAATGCAACGATTGATATTGCATTGGGCGTTAAAAACGTACCTAGTGCTGGGTTATTTGCAAAGGTCATCATGGTAAGTAAAGGAGAATCATCCGACAAACTTCGCAATATTTCTTTTATTACCTTTGCAAAAACGATATTGACCAAGAATGAAATCGAATTTATGATTGATTCGTATGGATTTTACTCGGAATTGTTCATTATGAACGCATTCGATGCCATTCGCATTATGGAATCACTCAATCCTATGAATGAATTTTTTGTTTTGAGCGGTGGATTATCTCAAATTATTGAAGGACTTACCAAGAAAATACAAAAACACAAGAATAATACCCAGATTCTATTGAATCGAACCGTTTCCGGAATTCATAAAACCGCCGATCATTTATTCGAGATCCGATGTACAAATACCAAGACGCGCTATCTTGGTCGCAAACTCATTTGTGCCTTACCAAAACAAGTTTTGGAGACATTCCGCATATTTCGTCCCGTCTTTCCTTTATTGCGTAAAATTAACTGCGCCCCTCTTTGTCGGATTTATTGTAAATTTGATGTTTCTCCCGAAACGGGGGGAAAAGTATGGTTTCACGGATTGTCCAAGCTGACCACGAACAATTATTTACGTATGATGATTCCGATAAACGAAAAAGAGGGCGTTATTTTGATCTCTTATACAGATGGACCTTTTTCCGAATTTTGGAAAGACCTTTATGATCGCGACGGGATGAAGGGTGTTGAGACTACTTTGGCGCGCCTAGTGTTTGACTCTACTGGCCGTAATATGCCCGTTCCGAAGAGCACAAACGTATTTTACTGGGCGTGTGGCGTGGGTTATTGGGGCGTTGGCGCAAATAGTGCTGCCATTTCTAAGCGAATGACGAAACCGATGGACGATCTTGAAATATACGTTTGTGGTGAACATTTTTCCGAGAACTATCAACAATGGATGGAAGGGGCATTAGAAACGAGCGATGCGGTTTTGCAATGTTTATTATAAAATATATTATTTATATATTATATAATATATTTTTCGTCATTTAGTAATGTCATTTAACCGAAGAAAAAGCAGAGAAACGAACAAGGTTCTTTTCTATCAAAACAAAGTCAACTTTCATTTGTCTCCTAACCAAGGCTTTGTTCCGGAATTTGATGAGGCACCTGCTAGCCCAGTCGGGAGCATCGTTTCTTATGTTATGCCGTCTCCGCCCAGGGGCTGGTTGAATTGCGATGGTGCGGAGATTAACCTTAATATTTATCGCGATTTGTATAATGTTATCGGAACTACTTTTGGAACAACCAGTACCCCCCACCTTACATTTAAATTGCCTGATTTACGTGGTCGAATTCCGTTGGGGAATGGGCTTGGGGCCGGACTAACGACTCGCACGCTTGGGGATGCCAGCGGAGAAGAAATGCATAGGTTAACCATTGCTGAAATGCCTGCACACAATCATACTGGCAATACAGATGCGAGCGGTTCACATATTCACGGGATTACTGATCCTCAACATAGCCACGTGCTTAATGATCCTCAACATAATCACGGAATTACTCATCCTAGAACAGTTCAAAACAATTCACGTAATACACCTGGCTCCTTAGATGATACTGGAGGAAACGAATTTAATTTGATAGATTCATTAACTGCGTCCATTCAAAATAATAGTACAGGTATTTCGATGAATTCCGCTGGTACCGGTATTACGATTAATTCCATTGGTGATCATCAGCACGGAATACAAAGCCAAGGTGGCAGCAATTTGCACAATAATATGCAACCTTTCTTGGTCGTGAACTATATCATTAGATACGCTGCCAACTCTACCTACGCTACCTACGGTCCCAAGTCGATCTAGAACACTTCATTTACATCATTAATGCTCTTAATAATAATGTAAATTTGTTCGGGCTTACCATAATCCCCTTTTATGGACCATTCTTGGTTTTTGCAAAAAAACACGTTTAAGAAACCCCCCAACTTTTCTACTTTGGACAAAAAATAAAATGTCCAAAATCAGAAATAGCGATGAGAAATTTTCCGAAAAAAGTGAAAAAATGGGTTGTTAGCATAATGCAGCCATTTCGATTTTCGGAAAATCGTGTTGTCTGCAACAGCTTTTTAATATTTTTTAGTGAAAAGGATTTAGGGGCTTTTTGTGTCAGTATTGTATACTGACGATGGAGGGCGAAAAAGCCCCGCTGTTTTACAATTGTGAAACTTGTTCCTATATATGCAGCAAAAAACGCGATTGGGGGCGTCATACTTCCACTCGTAAACACAAAATACTGACGCAATACTTACAAAAAGACACCTGCCTCCATAAATGTGAATGTGGACAAATTTATAAACACCGGCAAAGCTTATTCAGTCATAAGAAAAAATGCTTTGTCCAAATTGATGCGAGTTTTGTGGTAGCGGCCACGGCTACGGCAACTGCTGCTATTGTCGACAATAGCTTGAATAAAACGGCCTCCACCCTTTCCAATGAAATTGTCGGCGAACTATTGAAAGAGATTTGTGTTTCGAATAAACAAAATTTGGAGTTCAAACAGATGATTATTGAACAACAGACCAAGATTATAGAATTATCTAATAAACCGACCACCAGTAATACTACGATTACGAACAGCAATAATATTAATATTAACATGTTTTTGAACGAACATTGTAAAAATGCGATGACGATTGACGATTTCGCGAATTCGATCCAGATCAGTATTGACGATATTATGTACATGACGCAGAAAGGGAATCGTGAGGGTCTGACGGCCATTCTAACGAACGCGTTTAATCAACTGCTCATTACCGAAAGACCGATTCATTGCACGGATGTGAAACGACATACCACCTATATTAAAGATATGAGTGGATGGAACAAAGAAAATGATCAAGCGCATTTGAATAAACTTTGTCGGAATGCCGAACATAAATGTATTAAAAAAACGCTGGATATTATGAAAGAAGATCCCAATTATACCAAGATTGGCACGCCACAATATGAATGTGCTTTGAAAATGATGACGGAGGCGAACGGCGGTGCGGCGGGGTCGGAATATAATCATAATTTGGTTGTCAAAACATTGGAAGAAACGGTCGGGCTTGATAAACCGTTGATGGCGGGGGTTTTACCGTGAGTTTTGTTTTTTTTTGTATAAAATTGAAAGGCTTTTTATACAAATATATCCTAATTAATTCTTTCCAAAATATTAAAAATGTCAACTGAAACTGATAATAATATATTAACTCTTCCTTCGACTACGCCTTTACTATGCAGTGGATCCGACTTGCTCCAACCTCTTCCTTCGACCTCGGAATCTGATTCTGATGGATCCAACTTGCTCCAATCTCTTCCTTCGATTTCGGAATCTGATTCTGATGGATCCGACTTGCTCCAACCTCTTCCTTCGATTTCGGAATCTGATTCTGATAGATCCGACTTAATCCAAACCCAAACTCCTTCAACTTCGTTTACGGAGTTCAGTCGCTCACCTACACCTAACGGTTCCGGCTCGCTCCAATCTACTGATCTGGTGGATAAAATGGCAAAATCTCTTTTAAACTTCATCGTTTGGTGCGGTGCCATTATAATACGCGTTGCATCCGAGACGTTTCGCGTATTATATAAACTTATTTCGGATATTCTTCGTGTACTATCTACATATATCGAGGATGCAATCGTCGATCTACCCATTGTCATTTCATACAAACGTACGAAACAATTATATTATGAAAACAATGAGAGCGTTAAACAATATGTGCATATGTTCGATTGTATCTCTGCTGTAATCATTACTCTGTTTATTGGATTGTACATATGGCACATTTTAACTGTATAAAAACTAAAAACAAAAAACTAACACAGAAAACTAACACACAGAAAACTAACACACAAAAAACTTAAAACTAAAAACTAAAAACAAAAAACAAAAACAAAAAACAAAAACAAAAAACTAACACAAAAAACAAAAACAAAAAACTAACACAAAAAACTAAAAATAAAAACTAAAAACAAAAACTAAAAATATATAAACTAAGGGTCATAGTTTATATATTTTTTTATATTTATGCAATAGTATAAAATTGAAATACTTTTGAATCAATTTCAATATCAATAAAATATCAATAAAATATCAATAAAATGCAGAAAATCAGCTCACTTCCAACTGCATTGGTCAGTCAAATAATTGCCCATAAAAATGCGATAAACTCATCAACGTTTCAGGTCGACGTAGATTATAACGGAAAACAACACATTGTTATGAACCCGAACTCTGTATTCGTGTTATCAATTGCCCGTTCAATCAAGAAATTGTGCGATTGTTTGCATCAATATACATTGTATTTGAAATATATGCATAAGCCGTGCGAGGAAGACGAACGCGAATTAATATTCGAAAAATATTTGAACGGTACGATTGACGGGGAAAGCTGGTTATCTATGGATTTGAATGTGGACGACGAAGTAGACGTGGTTATCGATCGTTTGTTTTGCGATGAACTCAAAAGGATCAAATCGAAATTGGATGGATTATCGGAAAATCGAGGCATAATGGTGGTGAAAAATGCGATGCGGACGATTGTTCAAAAAAACCCCGAATTGACGAAAACTCTTCACCGGTTGATACAGTTTTACTTTTGCAAATATAAAATAACCGCTACTCAACTATTTGAGGAAAATGGAACACCCGCATCCACATCCGCATCCCCCATAAAATGTTCGAAAAAATTTGTCGTAATGGATAACGTTGAATGTAGCAAACGATTGGGCAAACTTAAAAGGATATTTGAGAATGCTATGTTCGAGCCAATTGGTATTCAGTATGACTATAACTATGTATTTGATATGTAAAATTGAAATGCTTTATCGTGAATATATTTATATTATAACCAAAAAAATAATCAATCAAAAATCAAAAAAATCAAAAATGATCGGCCAAACTCTGACAACGGAAGCTGTGGCAGCGGCAGCATCGGTAAATATTGTAAAATATTGTAATATTTCGTATAAATTAGATATTGTTGTTCATAAAAAATATTTAAAGGACTCTGAATCAGATGCATTGTTACATAATATTTTATCGGAACCACGCAATATGAAATATCCATTATTAACTAAAGCAGGACAACCTTCAAAAAAACGGAATGGAACAATTTATGGCGACATAAAGGAATATATAATTACATATAGAGGCCAAATTATAAAAAAACCAGTTTATCCTTTGAATTCCGAATTCAAAGAACTCAGGAATAAAATAATGGAAACCACTCAGCAGAATTATAATACGTGTGCTTTACAAATTTATAATTCGGGTGTTGTTGGCATAAAACCACATAGAGATAAAGAAATGAACGACGGTTCGAAAATCGCCAGCATTTCACTCGGTGAATCGCGCGTGATGCGATTTGAGCGTAATGGATTCGAACCAATTGATATTATGTTGGAAAAAGGCGACCTATGCATCATTCATTATCCTACAAATAATTATTGGTTGCATTCTATTCCCACTGATAATACGACGCAAGTTAGAGCCAGTTTAATATACCGCAATTTTGAATAAAACAAACAAAAAACAAAACAAAACAAAACAAAACAAAACAAAACAAAACAAAACAAAACAAAACAAAACAAAACAAAACAAAACAAAACAAACAAAAACC